CCATATGGACTGACCTAAAGGGTTTTAAGGGGGCGAAAGAAGATTTTATTATGGCTTTGCTTGTGTCCTTATGGTGTAGCCTTGCATATGGATTATGGACAGCTACTGAGAGGTTTGCATGAAAGACTATGAATATGAGCTAGATAAGTCCACAGGCGAGATGGTTAAGCGGTATGTGGATATGATTAACAACGATGGATTTAAAAAGGTGATTAAAATGTGGAACTATAGAATCATTAAACGAGCTTCTGAAAACGAACCCGAATGCTATTATTCATTAAATGAGGTCTTTTATGAGAAAGACGGCACACTTATGGCGTTTAGTGATGCAGACCAAGTAGTAGGTAGTAGCCGTGAAGAGATTATAGAAGTCTTGGAAATGATGTTAGCTGATGCTAAGAAAGACCTGCCTGTTTTAACTGAGGCTGACTTTAAAGTATGACCCCAGCACAAAAAGAAATCTTTCTAATCGTAGACGAGTTCTGGCGTAACTACGGCTTTGGTCCGACTATAGATGATATTATGAGACTTACTGGCGAAAGAGGTAGGGGGAATGTAGCCCGTAAGATGTCTATCCTGATTGAGATAGGGGTTTGCAAAGGGGTAAAGGGCAGATCAAGATCGATTCGTCCAGCAGGGTTAAGGGTACGAGACCTTGAGTGATAAAGTCGTAGAACTGATGAATATGCTTTCTCCAGAAGAACAGACGATGGTTCTGGAGCAAGTACGTGAATATGACAATGCTTTACTTCGTGAAGAAGGGCAAGTGGATTTTTTAAAGTTTGTTTATACCATGTGGCCTGGATTTATTAATGGACGGCATCATGCCTTAATGGCTAAAAAGTTTGAAGAGATAGCAGAAGGCAAGACTAAGAGACTTATTATCAATATGCCTCCAAGACACACAAAGTCAGAGTTTGCATCGTTTATGCTGCCTGCCTGGTTCTTAGGTAGATTTCCAAATAAAAAGATCATTCAGTGCTCTAATACAGCAGAACTTGCAGTTGGGTTTGGACGAAAGGTAAGAAATCTGGTAGACTCTGAAGTCTATGCTAAAATATTTCCAAATGTTGCCCTTCGTTCTGACTCTAAAGCTGCTGGCCGCTGGAGTACTAATGCTAATGGTGAGTATTTTGCTATCGGTGTTGGTGGTACTGTCACTGGTAAAGGAGCGGACCTACTCATTATTGATGACCCGCATTCGGAACAGGAAGCAGCGTTAGCCGCTGGAGATCCATCAGTATTTGATAAAGTCTATGAGTGGTATACTTCAGGTCCACGACAACGTCTTCAACCTGGAGGTTCTATTGTAGTCGTTATGACCCGTTGGTCAAAGCGTGACCTGACTGGTAAGATCCTACAAGCTATGACTGATCGTGATGGAGACGAATGGGAAATCATAGAACTCCCAGCAATCCTACCTTCTGAAAAACCTTTATGGCCAGAGTTCTGGTCTTACGATGAATTAAGCAAATTAAGAATTGAATTACCATTAAGTAAATGGTCAGCACAGTATCAACAAAACCCAACCTCTGAAGAGGGCGCTTTAGTTAAGCGTGAGTGGTGGATGGAATGGGAAAACGAAGCTCCGCCCCAATGCCAGTTTATTATACAATCATGGGACACAGCGTTTACAAAATCTGAACGTGCCGATTATTCTGCATGTACCACTTGGGGAGTTTTTTATAAAGATGAAAATGAGAATGATCCTCATATTATTCTTCTTGATGCTCTTAAAGAGCGGATGGAATTTCCAGAACTCAAGGCAAGAGCGCTTGAATACTATCAGGAATGGCAACCAGATGCTTTTATTATAGAAGCTAAGGCCTCTGGAGCCCCGTTAATATTTGAATTAAGAAGGATGGGAATACCCGTTCAAGAGTTTACACCAACCCGTGGAAACGATAAAATAAGCAGATTAAACTCTGTTACAGATTTGTTTGCATCAGGTAGAGTATGGGCACCAAGAAAGCGTTGGGCCGAAGAAGTCATAGAAGAGATGGCAGCGTTTCCAAATTCAGACCACGATGACTTAGTGGACTCTTCAACCCAAGCTCTTATTCGGTTTAGAAAGGGAGGATTCATTACTCTTCCAACAGACGAACCAAATGAACCAAGAGAATTTAGACGTAAAGTTGCATATTACTAAGGAAAAATTATGGCAATTGACAAAGCACTATATGAACTACCACAAGGCCTCGCAGGAATACCAGAAGGCCCGCCTGTAGAAATTGAAATTGAAGACCCAGAATCTGTACACATTAAGATGGATGGTATAGAAATAGATATTGAAAAAGCTGAAGACGCAGAAGAGTTTAATAAGAACTTAGCTGAAGAATTAACTGAAGGTGAATTAACACTTTTAGCTGGTGATTTAATTGGTGACTTTGATGGAGACGTAGCTTCTCGTAAAGACTGGATTCAAACTTATGTTGATGGTTTAGAATTACTTGGTCTAAAGATTGAAGAACGCTCAGAGCCATGGGATGGCGCATGTGGAGTCTACCACCCTATTCTAGCTGAAGCTGTCACTAAGTTCCAATCAGAAACAATCATGGACACTTTCCCAGCAGCTGGTCCTGTTAAGGGCGAGATCATTGGAAAAGAAACACAAGAGAAAAAAGAAGCAATGGAACGTGTTGTTGATGACATGAACTATGAGCTTACAGAAAAGATGACTGAGTATCGCTCAGAACATGAACGTATGTTATGGGGCACCGCATTATCTGGTAACGGATTTAAAAAGGTTTATGTAGATCCAGGTCTTGATCGTCAAGTATCTATCTATGTACCTTCAGAAGATTTAGTAGTTCCTTATGGTGCTTCTAATCTTGAAACTGCAGAGCGTGTATCTCATGTCATGCGTAAAACAGAAAATGAATTACTAAGACTTCAGCTTGATGGTTTCTATCGTGATATTGAATTAGGTGCGCCACAAAATACATTAGATGAAGTTGAGAAAAAGATTGCAGAGAAGTTAGGCTTCCGTGCAACGACTGATTCAAGATATAAACTGATTGAAATGCAAGTTGACTTAGATCTTCCTGGCTTTGAACATGAAGATGAAAAAGGTAATCCTACTGGTTTAAAACTTCCATACATTGTAACGATTGAATACGGCAGCATGGCAATACTTGCTGTTAGACGTAACTGGGAACCAGATGATGAGACTTTCCAAAAACGTCAACACTTTGTTCATTATGCATACATTCCAGGTTTTGGTTTTTATGCTTTTGGTTTGATTCACTTGATCGGAGGTTTTGCTAAATCTGGTACATCCATATTACGTCAGTTAGTAGACGCTGGGTCCCTTGCTAACCTTCCAGGTGGATTTAAAACTCGTGGCCTTAGAGTTAAAGGTGATGATACACCAATCGCTCCAGGTGAATTTAGAGATGTAGATGTACCTTCTGGCACGATGAAAGACAATATCATGCCATTGCCTTACAAAGAACCATCACAAACGCTTATTCAACTACTCAATCAGATCATTGAAGAAGGTAGAAGATTTGCAGCTGCAGGTGATTTAAAGGTTTCAGACATGTCTGCCAACTCTCCAGTAGGCACAACGCTTGCTATTTTAGAAAGAACACTCAAAGTCATGTCAGCTATTCAGGCTCGTATGCACTTTTCAATGAAGAATGAGTTTAAATTACTCAAGAAGATCATTGCAAGCTACGCTCCAGCTGATTATGAGTATGAACCAGCAACAGGTAACAAAAAAGCTCGTAGAAAAGACTATGAGATGATCAATATTATCCCTGTTTCTGACCCAAATGCGGCCACAATGAGTCAAAAAGTGGTGCAATACCAAGCAGTTTTACAGTTATCACAGACAGCACCTCAACTTTACAACCTACCATACCTACATCGTCAGATGTTGTCAGTATTAGGCATCAAAAATGCTGAAAAATTGGTACCGTTACCTGAAGATGAGAAGCCATTAGATCCAATTACTGAAAATATGAACGCTTTAAAGAACAAACCTATGAAAGCTTTCATGTATCAGGACCATCAAGCACATATTCAGATACATATGGCTTTATTAAATGATCCAAAGGTAAGGGAAACGATTGGTCAGAACCCACAAGCACCATTAATTGCTCAAGCTATACAAGCTCATATTACAGAGCACGTAGGTATGGAGTATAAACGTCAAATGGAGCTCACTATGGGCATTAACATCCCATA